CACGTTTTAACAACGTATAGTCACTAATATTATCAGGGCCATCGCCCTTATCTACTGTGACTGAATCTTGCAGGTTTTCATCACGAAACCATTCGTTATAACAAAGGTTATAAGCACGACCATGTAAATTGTTGAACGACAATCCGTTCACACCTGTCGGCAAACCCATATAATCGAACAGGCTATCGCCTGCAAGACTAACCCCTGACCCCAACGTTAATTGGGGAACCAAATAGCTGGTGCTATCGCCAGGATTGTCCTGGGCGCCATTAAACTTTTCCCAATTGTCCCAAACCAATCGATTTGGAACAAAGAAAAAGAATGTTTCAACATAAAGATTATCCATCACTGGATAAATTGGTGTAGCTAGACGGCCGAAACCATGCGCTTTCAAATTAAACGAGTCTCCTGGTACCACTTCATCGACGAAAATTGGTACTAAATACCCTGCGTCGAATGTTGTTTTGAGTCCGTGTGACCGATTAAATGTTGAACGCTGAATTTCAGCTTGAGGCACTCTCGAAAATTCGTGCTTCATTACTGTTGGCAAATTGCCCATACGACCGCCTAGCATATTTTACTCTCCTACTAGATTTTCTAATTCTTGGAGTTTCTCAGGCATATGCCCTGTTATAACTCCGCTTACATCGTCAAATTCGCCTAACTTATGCAAACTAAAATCCGTTGGATGTTTTGCAAAAGCATGATCTGGCGAATTTACTACCAAATCTTGAATTGCTCGAATTGCTGTTCCGTCTTTGATTTCCAAAAACGGTGCTGAGAACAATTCGGCTTTTCTGTCATACACTGCATAATATACTTTTTTCATAACTACCTCCTAGTGTTTAAGAAACGCTAGACGTTTCTTATTAATCTTTCAAGCTTTTTTATTTTTACTTCTTCTTCCACCCAAAGTCTGTCCATTTCTTCCCCATAATTAATTATGGGTTCATCCGCGTTTTCAACGCGTCTTTCCTTTATTTTCTCGAAGAATCCTTCTTCGCACAACTTATCGTAATACCTTGGCGGTCTTACTTTGTAGCCATTTACCACGATATAATCGTGTTTATGGCAATCATGGTATCCATATTTTTGATACCATTCATATCCGATGCCTGGCATACGCGACATCGTGCAATATTCCGGCTTTATCTCATTTATTATTTCGCCGGTCTCGAGATCTACTTCTCGATAGTGTGACGCAGCTGCGTCACCTGTTACTTTTTTCATAACATATCTGGCACAGTATGCAGCTGTATCGAAGCTTACTGCTCCGATCGTATGGAACCCATACGGCCATAATTCTTTTAATTCTTGACTTACAAATAACTTGAAGTCGCCCTTATTTGACCACAATTTCTTATCTTTAAAATCATGCCCGAATAATAACGCATGATAATGTGGTCTTTTATTTTGATCCCCATATTCCCCACAATGAAAAAATCTTATTTTGTGGGGATACTTTTTCCGGAGGCGTTTCATAAACCTTTGGAACTCTGTGTTATCTAAACTTTCCGGATTTTTACGTTTTGCAATGTGTTCATTGTCAAACGTTAAGGTAATGAAACAGTTATCCTCGTGCATCTGAGCCTCATGGACGCACCTAATAGCCCATTGGCGACTGTAGTCTAGCCTGCAACCAATACATTGGCCACAGGGTAAATTAAAGCCCCTCGCAAATGCGAAGGGCTTGTCGAATACTACTTTTCCGTCGCATTTATAGGCTACCAGAGGATGATAGCATGGCATTTATAATCTAATGCCGCCGCGCATTGGTTTTGTGAAATTACGTGATTTCACTTTCATTGCGCCTTTTGTGAATTGTTTACGACTACGCTTTGCGCTCATCTTTTTTCGATACTTCATCTTCGAACCTTTCAAATAAATTTAACCAAACTTCACCGTTTTTATCTGCTATCGGCAAAACATCCAACTTAATCCAAAAATTACGGTCACTTTTTTGTGCAATCCCTATTTTGATCCACTGTGTTTTGTTTTCCCGTGTCTTGGCCTGAGTTAAATTATACTTAATTGTTTCCACCTTTTCCTCCTTTGGTGTCAGTGGGCACAGTTACATCAAGTGAGTAACTGTGCCCTGGCTGCCTCTACTCCCCAGCTATTTGGGGAGCGGGAGGCTCGGCAGCCTTAATTTCAGCCTCAACTGGCTGTTCTATCAGGACCTCAGGAGCCTCCTTGAGTCCTAATTCGATCATTTGATTATCGTTCTCTGGGTTTGTAGCAAACTCCAAGAACGTTCCAGCATTATTCTGGAACATTTCCCGCAATTCTGCGGGTAAATCTGCAAACATGGCGTTTGCATCATTAACGAGGTCTAGCGCCTCTCTATATTCGTTGACTTCTGAATAGTCACCGTATTGGGCTACGCCCTTTTGAACATTTGCAATTAGACCTGTAGAGTCATATTGCTTAATAATATTACGCACGTCCGCCTCTTGGGCGAAGTGCTGTTGTGTTAGGCTTTCGCCTTTTGGTTTTGTTTGGACGCGCTCACGCTCGCCGTAACCTGTTTTAAATACCATTTTAGCCATTAATCACTCCATTTCCTAAATGGGATTCCCATTTTATCCGCATACGCTTTAGCAAGACCTTTAAGATCTTTTTTTCCTTGCTCTGTCCAACGAGACGTTTTTGCTCTCTTTCGAGGAGCACCTTTATTGCCTCTATTTGGATTACCTGTCGGCTTTTTTGTTGCGGCTACCGCCGCTGCTGACAACTTTTTTCCTGTATTTATTACCGCATAGCCCTGCTTCAAATAACCAGGGACATGCTCGAGCGGCATCCCAAAATATTGGGCTGCCTTTGCTGCTTCCGCGCCTATAATAGCTTGCTGTTTGGCTGTTGCTGCTTGCGCTCCGGCTAATCCGCCTTTAACAGCCTCTGCCCCAATGTTTGTTGCTTGGTACTGACTTCCTGACGGTGACGAGGCCCCGCCAAGCTTTGCTGACAACATTGGATTTATACCAGCTTTTCTCAAATCACTCATTTGACGCTGGTGAGCTGTATTACTCATACGTTCTTGGAACGCCATTTGGCGTGCTGATGATGCTTTATCGGCTCTTTGTTTTCCTAGGCCGCCTAAACCGCCTAGGACACCACTAAAAACATCTCCACCGGATACACCTAGAGTTTTACCTAGAGCTTCGAACATCATTCACACTCCGTAACTACGATGCCAAGATTGTCTGCAGTACCACATATAACAGGTACCCAGTCATCATAGCCATGAGACATAAGCCAAAGAACAAGCGAACCGACTGCCATAGGCAGTGCGATACGCTTAATAACACTAATAACGATATTCCACTTAATATCCATAACATACCTTAGAAGTGATCAATTAGACCAGGCACACTATACGTTGGCATAGGACGTGTACATTTCATATCGAAATACCAATCGAACAACAAATCCGGCTCTGTTGGCAATGCAACTACCCGATCAATCGGCGGATTTTCTTCGATAAACGATGCATTAAGCACTGGCACGCTACTAAAGTCTTGCGACAAATGCCAAACGTCCAAACTACCCGAAGCGTTCGACCGCATTTTACCTGTAATTTGGCTCGGCTTATACCGATATTCCGCATAACGTTCCTGATACCCGAATACATCTGCATCCGCACTTGTTCCTTGTGTGTAAATTTCTTCATTTAATACTGCCTGCTCACCGAGATGTGCGAGCGCTGGCCAATAGAAATCCCATCGATCGCGACGCGACCACATCCGGTTCATGCCTTGCTGGTATGTCAGATCTGCAAATACACATGCCATACCAATAATTACGCCATGTTCTACAAACGATTTGCTAAATCCGTGACCATTAACACCAACTGTTCCCATCGCTGACAAATTACCTTGCGGCGATGTTGAATCTGTTGATGATGTTTGTGGAATAGGTTGCATTGACACTGGTGTCTTACCGCCACCTAGATATTCTGGACGTTGCAACCTTGCATCTGGAGACGTAACTCCAAAATGACTCTGCAATATTTCTGTATAACGTGTACCACCTCGAGCGTCCCGCTCATACAACCTTTGAATTTGGAATGCTTCGCGCAACTGATTAATAGTTGCTGCTGTTGCTGTTGATAAATCTGCAAACAACCTAGTAGTGTCCGAATACGAACCACCTGTTATGCTTACTGACCCTTCTGCATTAACAAATGTATTTTTTTGCGTACCGTCACCAACATAATCTGTGAACACATTTGCTGACGTACCGAGCGGTAAATCTACCGCATCACCTTTTTGTGGCCAAGGCAAACATGATGTAAAGTAATCATGACGCTTGCCACGTTTTAACAACGTATAGTCACTAATATTATCAGGGCCATCGCCCTTATCTACTGTGACTGAATCTTGCAGGTTTTCATCACGAAACCATTCGTTATAACAAAGGTTATAAGCACGACCATGTAGATTGTTGAACGACAAT